TAGTGGAGCGGTTACCGTTTCAGTTGGTGTAAAAAGTGATGATTTTGATACAAATAATGATTTTAATCATTATGCGGTTAAAGTTACTATTGATGAAGCTGGAAAACTTGGTGCTGCTACAGTAGCAAGAGGTCATTTAAGATATAACGCTTAAGTTATATCTTCAAGGAGAAAAAAACTATGAAAAAAGTAATTTTAAACTCATACTTTGATAAAGGTCTTGGTAGAACAGTTGAAGCCGGTGAAATTCTTGATATAGATCAAGATAGAATTGAAGTTTTAGCTTCTATTGGGGTTAATGTTAAAGAGTGTGATGATGATTTGGATGATGAATCAAATGATGATTATGATGATTCAGAAGAAGAGCAACTTATCTCAGATTACAAAAACGATAGAAATATAGTTAGTTTATTGAAAGCAGATGAATTGAAAGTTCTTTGTAAAGCTTTTGAGCTAAACTATACAAACGTAGCTGATGCAAAAGAAGCTTTAAAAATATTAACAATCGGTTAAGAGAGTAAAAAAATGAATTTAGTTCAAATAGTAGCACCATCGGATGAACCACTAAGTTTAGAAGATGCAAAAACTTTTATGCACATACTAGAAAATGATGAAGATGCTTTAATCGAATCAATGATAGCAAGTGCGAGAGAATATGCAGAAAACTATACTAATCGTCAGTTTGAACTTGCTACTTTTGAATTAACTAATGATTGCTTGTATTCTGGTTTGACTATTCCAAAAAGCACCGTTACAGAGATTTCAAAAATCGAGTACATGGACGAAGATGGAGTTTATCAAACTATGAGTACAGACGATTATTATCTTTACTTTGAGTATGGAGCAGCTAAAATTGAAATTGATAGTTCACCATCGTATAAAAGCGATAAAAGAGCTATTAAAATCACGTTTATTGCTGGATACGATACAGTTCCATCTTCATTAGTTTCTTATATAAAAGTTCTTATATCAACTTTGTATGAAAATAGAGAGCAATATATTATCGGTGTGTCAGTCGAAACAATGGCAAATCCAGCGATAATAAAAATGCTCGATATGTATAAGGTACAGACGATATGAGAGCCGGAAATCTAAGAAACAAAGTTATTATTCAAAAGTTGGGAACAACACGAAATGAATTTAATGAAGTTGAAGAGGGTGATTACGAAACTTTTAAAACTGTTTGGTGTTCAATCACACCGATTAGCGGAAGAGAATCTTTTTTATCGAATAAAGATTTTTCAGAAACTACTCATAAAATTAAAACAAGATACATATCCGGTGTAAATGCTTCAATGCGTTTATTATGGGGAGGTAGAACATTCAAATTTTTGAACACTAGAGATATTGGAGAACGTACTAAAACTATTGAAATCCTTGCAAAAGAAGATAACAATGGCTAAAGGTATAAATGCTAAAATTGATACAAAACAGCTTTTAAAAGCACTCAAGAAACTGCCTATTAACATTCAAAAAAATATTATGGTAGGAGCCACAAGAGCATCAGCAACAGTTGTATCAGATGAAGCAAAACATATACTTTATTCTAAATCTCTAGTTAGTAGTGGGCGATTATGGGAAAGTATCGGAGTAACTAAACGAAAATCAAAAAGAGGAATCACAACATTTTCTATAGGCCCTAGAAAAGGTGGAAAAAGTAACGGTTTCTATGGTCGATTTATCGAGCTAGGTACTTCAAAGATGATCGCAAGACCATTTTTAAGACCGGCACTAGAAAATAGTGTTAAGGAAGTTTTAGTTGCTTCAAAGAAATACATTCAAGATAGACTACCGAGAGAAATTGCAAAGGCTAAAAGATGAGTATTGAATCTGATTTAGTATCACATCTATTAGCTGATGCAGCGGTTAGTGCTTTAGTAGGAATTAAAATTTATCCAATGAAAGCACCGCAAAATGTAACAAATCCATACATTACTTATCAGGTCATTAGCGACAATAGTAATCAATGTATAGGCGGAGAAGTGTATCAAAATGATACAAGATTTCAAGTTGATTGCTGGAGTACAAAATATTCAGAAGTCAAGGCGATAAAAGAAGCTGTAATAAGTGCGTTAATAGGTTTTAAATCATCAAATAGCATTAGCAACATGGATGATTATGAGCCGGATACAAAACTTTACAGACAGTTAATTGATTTTAAACTAAAAGGATAATATCATGGCACTACCAGTAACAGACGTTCAAGGAACAAAAGCGTATTTAGTAGCAACGGGTACGGATGTATCAGATGCAGCAGCAATTGTAATAGCGATAGCAGCAGGAAAACAAATAGGTTGTCTTCAATCAATCGGGGATATAACTCAATCGAGAGCAGTACAGGAATATACTTGTATTAGTTCGGATGAAAGTTCTAAATCACAAGGTTCTATAACTCTTGGAAATCAAGAAATTTCAACACTTTTCAATGCAGCAGATGCAGCAGGTCAAGAAGACTTAATAGCAATGTGGGACGGTAAAGAAAGACGTACCTTTATCATTGAACTTAATGATGAGATTACACCAACAACAGGTAATCCAACATACATAACTTATGAAGTATTTATTTCAAATGTTTCTATGCCTATTCAAAAAGATGCAGCAGTGCTTTATAATGCAACACTAGAGCTTTCTAGTGTACCAGTTTTAACACTAGCTACATAATCAAAAGGCTGGGTTTTGTAGTTCCCAGCCTCGATAAATAAGTAAAAACTTCAACAAAAACTATAAGGAAAAAAACTATGTTAATGACAAAAGAAAATTTATTAAAACTAGCAACTGTAAGAACAGAGGTTGTGAAATTGGAGTGCTTAAAAAACACAAACATGAAAGATATGGAATTTCAATTAATAGAAATGACTATCGCACAAAACAAAGAGTATAATGAAATACTGAAAACTGGTGCAGATGCTAGTTTTGATAAATGTAGAGATTATGCTTGTAATGCGGTTATGGTAGAGCCATCGTTTTTCACGGAAGAAGAACTTAAAACAACGAATGGATTCGGAAAAGCAATCATAGATGAAATATTTATGAAAATACCGACTATTGGTATGAGTGCAAAAGAGAAAAAAGAGTACACTAAAAAAGTGGAAGAGTTTGCTAAAAAACAAGTTCCAGAGCAAACAAAAGAAGAAAAAGAAGAAAAAGAAGAAAAAAAGCAATAGAGGAACGCAAATTCCTCTTTAAATTAGTGCAACAGTTAAACTATAGAACTGTTGCGGAACTTGAAAACACCATGAGCCTAAGAGAGCTTAATGAATGGCTTAAATACTATTCAGAAGAGCCTTTTTTTGCTGATAGACTAGAAATTCAGATGGCTACTCTTTGTGACATCAGGATCAAAAGATGCTAAACATGGCGATTTTATGATTAGAAAAATAGAGAAAAAAGTACAAAGTTTGAAAGAATTTGAAGATGGTTTAAAGGTAAAATATATGCCTTTTGTTAAAAAATAATAGGAGTTTGACATGGCTATGAGTTTGGGAGAAATCGTTGTATCAGTAAAAGCAGACACTTCTCAATTAGTAAAAGGTTTTAAACGAGCCGAAAGTACAGTATCAAAAGCTTCAAGAAATATGACTAATGCTATAAAAGTATTAACTGCCGCATACATAGGATTAAACGCAATAGATTTAGTTAGTAATTTAGGCAAACAAGCCGATGCTATGACGAATATAAATAGTAAGCTAAAATTAGTAACTAAGTCTACAGAGGAGTTAGTGAAAGGTCAAAAAGAACTTTTTAAAATAGCTCAACAAACAAGAACATCATTTACGGGGACAGTAGATTTATATACTAATCTAGCAAGTTCACTAAATGAAATGAATAAATCTCAAAAAGAGGTTTTAAGAACAACTGAAACAGTAAATAAAGCAATTGCTATATCAGGTGGAAGCGTACAACAAGCAGCATCAGCAGTTCAGCAGTTAGGTCAAGCATTCGCAAGTGGAAAACTGGCAGGGGATGAGCTTAAATCTATATTAGAAAACTCAAAAGGACTAGCAAAAGCAATAGCAGAGGGGATGGGTGTTCCAATCGGAGCATTAAAAGAACTTGGAGCAGAGGGAAAAATAACATCAGAGGTGCTATTTAACGCATTGACAAAATCCGCAGATGCAGTAGATGAAAAATTCTTAAAATTCGCTCTAACAATTGGAGGAGCTACAGTTCAGGTAGAAAATTCTACAACTAAAATAATAGGTTTATTCGATGAAGTAACTGGAGCAAGTACATCAGTAGCTACATCAATAAGCGAAATATCTAAGTCGATAGATGAATTAACACCAGAGAATATAGAAGAGACTACAAGACAAATAAAAATAGTGGCTACAACTATAGGAACTATGGTAGTGGGATACAAAGCATACAATACAACAATACTATTATCAACAGCATATACCGTTGCTTTTGGTGGTGCATTAGGTGGAGTAAATAGAGCGATAGTGTTAAGTACAATAGCAACTAAAGCATTATCATTCGCATTAAAAGCTATTCCATTTGTGGCTATAGCCGGTACTATTGCATTAATAGCCGATAGTATGTTAGATGCTTCAAAAGCAAGCGATGAATTAGAATATTCACTAAGCAAAACAGGAAAAAAACTAACCGAACTTACAAAAAATCAACTCGCATATAGAAAAATTGTATTAGAGGAAGCATTACAAGATGCTTATATGGAAAGACAAAAAGCAATAGTTGATGCAGCACATCAAGGATTTTTAGAGAGCGACAAAGATCATTCTTTAGATTTAAAAAACAAAGATGAAGCTATTGCAAAATTTAGAGAAATAAGAGAAGCCTTATTGAAAGTAAAACAAGCAATGATAGAAATCAATGCACCCGTTATAGAGGTCTCTAAAAGCATTGGTGGCGATGCTAAAATAGAAAAAACAAAAG